GCTACAGGTAGGTTCAGTGGCCGTGACCCTAACATGCAGAACATGCCAAGAGGCGGCACGTTTCCTGTCAAGCGCGTGTTTGTATCTAGGTTTACGGGTGGTAAAATATTTGAGGCAGACTTTGCCCAACTAGAGTTTCGTACAGCAGCGTTCTTGTCACAGGACGAAACTGCTATGAAAGAAGTAAAGGAAGGTTTTGATGTTCACAGTTACACTGCGAAAGTTATATCGGATGCTGGTCAACCTATATCACGGCAGGAAGCCAAGACGCATACGTTCGCTCCCTTATACGGAGCAACGGGATTTGGGCGCACTGATTCTGAAGCAGCATATTATCGACACTTCAATGACAAATACAAAGGCGTGGCACAGTGGCATAAGCGGCTGGCTACGCAAGCTCTAAACGATAGGCGTATCAGTACGCCATCAGGTAGGCAGTTTGCTTTCCCTCACGTACAGCGTAGGGTCAACGGTACTGTCAGTCACTTCACACAGATAAAGAATTATCCTGTGCAATCATTTGCTACGGCTGATATTGTTCCTATTGCGCTGCTTGCTATTGAAGACGGCCTTAAGATGCACGATGCACAATCCTGTATTGTAAATACGGTACATGATTCAATCGTTATCGACATGCACCCTAATGAGTTTGAACTTGTTAAAGGCGTACTCAAGAGAGTGGAAGATAATCTTGTGGCTATGATTCAACTACGATGGGGGATAGACTTCAACGTTCCGTTGTTACTTGACGCTAAAGTAGGGGATAACTGGATGGAAACAAAGGAGATATGATGCGGAAATTAATCAATCGTCTGAAAGGTTGGTACAAAACTAAGTTAGAAGGTGAGCCTGTGCCTAAGTATCTATCAGGTGGTAAATAATACTTGTCCTATTACGTCACTTGTGATAGGTTCATTGAACTCAACAATAGAAGGAGTCAAACATATGACATCACAAATTACAACTATCGACACTAACGAAGCTAACTTTGCTGCAATGGCTAAGACTATGGGCATTGCGGTAAGTGAAGGCGATTCTTCTAAGAAGGAGACTAGCACCCTTCCTCGCTTCCGCATTTGGCATCAGCCAATCATGGGAGTTGCCGATGTTAAAGGTAAGAAGAAAAAGGTTGAGGTACTGGAAGGTGGAACCTTCAGACTTGAAGTTCCTAATGGCGAAACCATCTACTCCCCAACCGCAAGCATTCGTGTGTTTATGCAACGCTATATGTATAAGCGTTTCGTAGCTAACCCGAATGCAAAAGAAGGTGAGTCACGTGGTACGTATCACAAGACTGTCATGGCAGACAACTTGAACATTGACTTGAAGGATAATCAAGGAACGTTCAACTGTGGTAAGCCAGCAGGTTACATCGCAGACTTCAAGGCTTTGCCTGAGAGTATGCAAGACTTGATCCGACAGATCAAACGTGTGCGTGTATTGTTCGGTGAGGTAACACTTGATAATCCTCACGATCATAATGGTGATCCACTTGATCATTCTTCTATTCACCCGTTTATCTGGGAGATTGACAACCGTGATGCGTTCAAGACATTGGGCGTACCACTCACCAAGATGGGCAACATGAAGCGTTTGCCCTTGCAGCACTACATTACTCTCACGACTAAGGAGCAATCGTTGCCAAACGGTAACTCATTCTTCCTGCCAGAAGCGACACTTGATCTATCCTTTAGTGAGGATATTTCGGATAGCGACCAAGAAACCTTTGCTAATTTCTTAGCATGGGTTACGAACTACAATGAATACATTATGAGCCAATGGGAACTTAATGTAGGACAAGAAGATGTCAGCGGAGAAGAAGCTATCGTTATAAACGATATCATCGACACCATTGAGATCGAAGAAGCAGTAGCCTAAATGCAAAACCCAGATGAACTGTCGGTGCATAAATTCTTGAATGATGTCGTAGACAATAAGGCTACGATGGACACTGAAACAATTGATATAATTGTTGAGGATATTCGGGAAGCATTGTACCGACAGTTCTCTGGCGGTGAGGACAGGTCTAAGTTTCGCTTGCGTATGTCTAACGTAGGCAGACCTTACTGCCAGCTTTGGTTCGATAAGAACAAGCCAGAGACTAAGGCACCTAAACCTAATTCATTTGTAATGAATATGATGTTTGGGGATATCATTGAAGCAATCTTTAAAGGTGTGTTACGTGCAGCAGGTGTAAAGTTTAAGAACAGTGAGCGTGTTACGCTACAGTTATCTGACGATACACAGATTGAAGGTACGTATGACCTTGTGACAAAGGGCGTTGATGATGTTAAGTCTGCATCTGATTGGTCTTATCGTAATAAGTTCAAAGACTTTGCTACGCTAGATAAAGACGATCCATTTGGCTATGTTGCACAGTTAGCAGGATACGCTAAAGCCAGCGAGGAAGGTGCTGGTGGATGGTGGGTTGTGAATAAAAACAACGGCAGCTTTAAATACATATCAGCTAATGATATGGATGTCGCTAAAGAAATCAAAGCTGTCGAAGAGAAGAAGAAGAAACTTGATGACAACGTTTTTGAGAGGTGCTACGATGCAGTTCCAGAAACGTACCGAAAGAAAGAAACAGGAAACAAAGTGCTAAATCGCTCTTGCAATTTCTGTGATTATCGGTATACCTGCTGGCCTACCCTTCAAGAAAGAGAGGCTGTAAACTACAGCGGTTATAAGACCGCACCATTAGTGTCTTACGTAGAAATGAAAGGAGAAGTGCATGACTGAATTTGACGATCTTGACGTTGAAACGTTGGAGTCTACTGTAAAAGACTTATCTGAGCAGTTGACCCTTGCTAAGAAAGCTCTACGAGAGAAACGTACAGTTGATCTACGCATGGCTATGGAAGCGAAAAAGCAAGCTGATGCCAATGTGCAGATTGAATTGCGTAATCTTGGATATAGTGCAGTAGGTGCATATAAGTTTCCTACACACTTAGGCATGGGTAGACTCTTTGACATCTAATGCCACGGCATTCAACCTACAACGCTAAGAAAGTCGGGAAGTATAGGAGTGGCCTAGAGCATTCTGTATCCTGTGATCTTGATGAATTAAATTGTACGTATGAGTACGAGACTATAAACATCAAGTGGGAAGATTGTGTTCACCGCTCTTATACTCCCGATTTTATTTTGCCCAATAATATAATTATTGAATGTAAAGGTTTCTTCGGTAAGGAGCAAAGACGTAGGCATCTTGCTATACAGAAAGCATACCCCCATTTAGATATTCGATTTGTGTTTACTAATAGTAAAAGTAAGATTTACAAAGGGTCAAAAACATCGTATGGTAGATGGTGTGATAAGCATGGCTTTAAGTATGCCGACAAAACAATTCCTAAAACTTGGATCAAGGAGAAACGTAATGACAGAACAACTAAACACTGAGGACTTCTTCGTACAGATACGTCCACAGTTGACTGATACAAACGAATGGACAGGGGCAGTAGATGTTAATGTAGTAACGATGCCTGACAATCCCTTGAATGATGTTGATTACTATTCTCTGTTGAATCTAGCCAAGCTAGTATGTTCAACTATCCCTGTAATGGAAGAGGATGATGAGTTTCGCGTGAAGCTAGAGCATTGGCTTGAGCAATACGAAAATAGTGGGGGAGACTTTGCCGACGATAAAAGATTATCTGTTAAAGGCGAGGAAGGTAATGTAGTGTATTTGGATTTTCTAACTGAGACTGAAGGGAGCGCATAATGAAAGAGCATTTGATTGACGTAGAAACAGCACATGCTGCTGCGGAAGTGGACAGGATGAGAGGTAAGACGCAACGTGTATTGCCCTTCAAGGAAGGTGAGTTCATGCACCATGAAAAAGCAGACATGGTTAATAGCCCACCGCATTATAATAAGTATGGTGTCGAGTGCATTGATGCAATCAAAGCTACACTTGACACTAACTTCATAGCCTATTGTATAGGTAATGCAATGAAGTATATCTGGCGGCACTCTTACAAAGGCAAGCCCAAAGAAGATTTACGTAAAGCCGTATGGTATCTGAACCGTGCAATAGATGAGTTGCCTGATGATACTTAAGGCATACATCACGATTGAAGTAGACATAGAAGAATACCCATCACCAGTTGATGGAGACATTGCCTCTGAGATAAAGGACGAGCTTACAGCTAGTGTCTATGATATCGACGGGGTTGAGCTTAAACAGATAAACGTTTTAGGGAGTAAATAAAATGACAGAATTACCTACCCCATACCAATCCTTTATTCACGTTTCACGTTATGCACGTCGGCTAGACACAGAACAGCGCAGAGAAACATGGAGCGAA